CGCCATTCAGCAGAAATCCAAGCACCGAACCGACACCCACCGCACTCGCCTTATCAATCAGCCCATCCCACCGCTTTGCCGGCTTAGAGACCAGCTGCTTCACATCGTCCTTGATTTCTCCGACATCCGTTTTGATATGCTCCTGCTCGTTCTGCAGAACCGAAAACGCATTTGTCAGTTCCTCCAGATTGTCCTGCCGCTTTTCCATGCGGTCAATCCTCTTGTGTGCGGATTTCGTGCTGTCCAGTGCCTCCTGCACCATTTTTTCAATGTTTTCCATTATTCTTCTCCCCCTCCTTAACTCTGCACCTGTGCCGCTGTGACATGGTGCGGATTATTCGTATCATTCAAATGCGCCTGCAATGCCGCCATGACCGCCGCTGTCCCGACCGCCGCAGAGGACGCAAGCGAACCGCTTTTCACGCCACTGGTAACGGATGCCGCAAGTGTGGGAATGAAATCCCCCAATTCCACATCGTTGTACTGCTCAAGCAAACAATCCCATTCATACGATATAACCTTCGCCCGTTTCCGAAATCCCATTTTGGTATTGATAACCGTTACCATATCCCCCAAAAAGACTTCTTCCAAAACGGCATACTCCCGATATTCCACCGTCTTTTCCAGTGCCACAAAGTCCACCTTGATGTTGATGCTTGGAATGTCGCAGCCCTCGTCCAACAGCTTTTGTCCCTCTGCCTGCACCTCGGAAATGCTCTTATTTTCCTCTGTCAGCGTGTGGATTTTCGGGTAGATATAATCGCCCAGATGGGGGCTGTCAAGCGTTGCACTGCCGTTCTTGCCGTAGCAGACAATGCGTGTCTTGACCTCCTATTCGTCCTCTGTGACCTCAAGCCCGACAAGGTTCTTTCCGTAACGGATGGAAACGCCCCTGTCCTGCCCCAGTGCCGCCTTGACAGATACCCGAAAGCCGTCCCGCAGCAGCTCGCCGCCGTAGCCCTTGACAAACGAGGTTGCTTCCTCATCGTCCGATAACAACGCCTGCACGGGATTCATGCGCCCCGTTGTGAGCGTTCCTGTCAGCGAAATATCCGTGTCAAAGGAAAATGGCATGGGATAGGCAAATGCCGCCTGTAATGCCGTCAGTGCCGCCGTAGCCGTGCCGCTGTGGCTGATTGGTTCGCACCGGTTGTCCAGTAAATCATAAAAAATATGCCTTGCGTTGACCGCAATCTCCTTCATACTCGGCTTGACGTAGTAAATGCGGAACGGCTGCATCCCTCTTGGCGTGGATGCGTAGAGAATCCGCCCCCGTTCAATGCGTTTCCATTTGCCGCCATCGTCATAGGGGTGCTTCAGCTCCAGTTCATACGCCCCATTCAATTCTTCCTCCACAACACAATGGCTGGGAACCAACGCCCCCAGCCCGAATGTGTCAAATGTCTGCGCCGTTTTTTCGTGTATGGTAATCATAGCATCACCCCATCATGCCGACCAATTCTTGATACTTTTCTTCTGTAATCCGATTTGCCATGAGGAATACATCCAGCTTGTTCAGCATGTCCTCTTTTTTGTAAGCCCCTCTTTCAATCAGCTTTTTCAGTCTTGCGTATGTCATAACGATCTCTCCTTTCAAATCTCTAATTCCTTCATGCAAACCAAATAGTCCACATTGATTGCTGTGTCTAAAATTGCCTGTTCGGTTTCGGTGAGTTGCGGTTCGGGGGTGGGTTCGGGTTCGGGCGGTATGTATTCCGAAAACGCCTCTGTTTCGGGGTCATAAATCATTCCAAGCGTAACCGTATCGTCACAGGGAATGGCAGTCACAGGATTGCCCGAAGGGTCGGGCGGCCAGTGCGGTTCTGTTTCCCTGTCTTTCAGAACATCAATCACTCTGTTTTGTAAAATCATTGCATAGTTTTTCATTTTTTCACCTCCTTACCATTCGATGATGACAATGCCATCGCCGCCAGCAGATGCACCAGTATAATTATAACTACCGCCGCCACCGCCACCACCATAACCTGGCGGAAATTGAGATGCCCCCTTTGAAGAATCAGCACCATTTCCTCCGCAGCCATAAGAACCGCCGCCGCCGCCACCATTTGGGGAACTTCTTACCGATCTATCCGCTACTGTACCTCCATTACCTCTAACTCCATCTAGTCCACATTCAGCCCCACGATTACTGGAGGATTCTCTGTAATAGAATCCTCCTATACCACCAACACCAGCACCAACAAGCCCTGTTGTAGTACCTCCACCTCGGAGTGTAACGAGGTTTCCGATAATTGTAGGTGTGCCATTTGAACCTGCACTACCACCGTTGCCAACAGTAATGCTTATTGTTTGTCCTGCTGAAACAGAATACGGCTCCCTTATGATGCACTCGCCACCATCGCCTCCTTTTCCGCCGTAATAATAAGAACCACTATCACTATATCTGGTGCCTCCCTGCCCACCTGCACAGGCAGTAATCCAAATTTTCGTTACGCCATCGGGAACGGTAAACGTGCCATTTTCGGTAAAGGTCTGCGTACCACTCTTTGCAGGGAGCATTTTATCCAACGACTGAAACCCACTTGTCCCAATCGTACTATTCAAATAGGCTTTAATCTTTTTCTCCAGTGCACTTTCCACATCCCCACGCCCTGCCAAGGTTTCCAAAATTCCCCAGAAGGTATCCACGCCGTACTCTGCCGCCTTTTCCCCAGGCTCGCCGAATGCTGCGGCAATCTTGTGCATGGTATCCAGTGCGTCTTGAATTTCCTGAAACAGCACCACCAGAACGCCGTATTCGTTTTCGCTTTCTACCGCATCCGTCCAAGGAATTGCCGCCGTTACATAGATTTCAAACACCTGCGTAGACAAAATCTGACCGCCTGCGTTCCATACGGAAATCTGTGCCTCAACCGCCTTTGCCTCGGATAAAATTTCATTCGTTAGGGCAAATTGACATCTGCCCGCAGTCGCATCCGTCACCTCCCCCTGATTAAAAAATGTGCCGCCGTCCGCCTTTCTGAACGTGATACGCACCTGCTCGCCTGTCAGATTGATTGGCACACCGTTTTCATACAGGCACACATCCAGATATCTGGATTTTGTATCATTCTGCACAGGGCGAATCCCAATGCTGTTCGGCTTTTTGTTCACATCAATTTCCAGCCGATTATACGTTTTTGCCATTTTTTCCACTCCTTTCTGTTTTCCGCATCAAAAAAGCACATCCGTTTTATTTTCAGATGCGCCTTTCTTGACAGAATATCTTTCTTTTGTTATCATAAGCATAAGAGAAGGATTGCCACCTTTCGCAGGGCGGCTAGTCCAAGTAGTTGGTTTTAGCCGTCTAACTTCGCAGGTTAGGCGGCTTTTTCATTATTTCTTGTTATGAAACAAGGAAATAACTCCGATGATTACTAAGCAAAAAGTAAATAACCCTTCGTATGTAACCATAAGCGTCACCTCCTTTACGGGAAGTGACTAACCGCCAGTTGGCAATCCTTCATTTATACCATACCATAAATTTCATTCTTCGACAACTACAGCCATCTCCAACGGGGCTGTATTTTTATTTTGCTGACATTCCCCGTCCAGCGGATTTCGTTTTTCCCGACCTCAAATCTCGGAAACTCCGCACCGCCATATTTGCCGTTTTGGTTGGTACTCCCTTTGAACACCTCCATCATTTCACTGTCAATGGTAATGTTCCCATCCACGTTCCGCAGTGGGTAGGAATTGCCGTTGATGTTCAGCGTAACATCCCCACTACCATAAACCGTAATCAACGGCTCACTATAGACTGTCCCACTGTTGCGGATGGTGGTCGGGGCGGTCAGCTCCAAAGCATCCCCTGCGGCATTGACACTGTATTTGAATGGCTGTGTATCCAGAATGACCTGAAATTTCTGGAACACACGCATCATCTGAGCGATGCTGATTTTATTTGCAATCATCACGCGGTAAACCTTATCCGGTTCTGTTGAAAATGTCATTTCTCCGCTACCGACAAGCCATGCTGCGACTTCGTCCAGCTTTGCACGCTTTATCAAGGCGCACTCCATCGTTCTGTCATAGCTTTCATAGACACCCTCATCCGTATGCAAAGAGCCGTTCCGCCCTGCCACGGTAATGCTTTCTATCCGCCGCTCCGCACGCACCGTTTCCGGCATAGCGGTCACGATAACGCCCATTTCTCTGCTGTCAACGCCTTTGAATGTAAACCATGCCTCATGTATCATTTGTTACCACCTCTCCCTGCGCTTTGCTGTCTGCGGAGAAACTCGATCTGCTCTGCGACAACTCTTGCTTCTCTTTCGCTTTTCACACTGTCGATATGCACATTGATGTCCCCGTAGGTGTAGGTCTGAGATTTGCTAATGCCGCCCGTTGCCGTTTCCACTCTGGGCGGACGTGCAACTGCGTCCATGCTGTTCTGTACCGTCCGCATCACCGATTTCATTTTATCTTTGATGCCGATTTCGTAGCCCTCCATGGAATACTCGCCGAAGCCTTCAAAAACCTTAGAGGGCGAATGAATGTCCAGTTTAGACTTCGCTTTCGCAATCGCCGCCGCTACCACTTCCGCAACTGCCTGAATTACGCCACTCCTTCCGTTCTCAATACCATCGGCAAGTCCTGCCATCATCATTTCGCCAATATTGACATATTCAACACGAAAACCCGTCATAACCTCGACAAGCCTCATTTCAAGTGCCTGCACATATTCCGTCAGAACAGGCTCCTGTGCCTGCAAAGATGCAACAATCTGTTTCATAGTTATCCCCTGCGTATTCTGGTTTGCGGTCGCAACGGCTCCGGAAACAGCACCTGCAATGTCTGTTTTACCGCCGGCAGCCATACCCTCCGTAAAACTTTTTGCCGCCTCTGTCCCTGCCTGATACAGTTCATCCTTGACTTCTCCAATGGTCTGCGGCAGCTTTTCGGTGTAGTTCTTCTCCAGTGCGTCAAACTCGCTTTGATAGAATTTTTTCGCCGCATCTGCCGCCAACTGCTGTTTTTCTTCGTATTTTTGGATGTATTCCTGCAATTTCACATCAGACATACGAGAGAGCTTATCCATGTAGTCCAGTGCATCATCCACGCTCATTGCGGAGATTTCACTCATTAAGCCCCCGGACAAGCCTTTTGCCTGCATTTCTTCAATCGCATTGCTGTATTTCTGAATCTTTCTGATTTCTGCATCCAGATCCCCAAGGCGAAACAATTCCTTATCGTCCTCTGTTTTTACCCTCTCAAACAGAGAACCATAGTCAGCCAGTTTTTCCTGTAGGCTGTTTTGCTTGCTTTCAATCTTGGAAAGTGCCGATTCATATTCCTTCTGAAAGCTCTGCAACGCAGAAAGCCGCTCCTTCAGCTTTCTCTCCTCTGCTGTTTTTGCGGCATCCTCCTGTTTTTTATTCCAGTCGCTTTCCAGTTTTGCAATTTCTTCCTGTATCTTCTGCCGATTCTTCTTTTCTGCCTTTTTCAGCTCCGCACGCTTTTTCGCAAGGTTGCTCTTGTATTCCTTCAATTCCTCGGCGGCTTTCTTTTCCTCCGATTTCTTCTGTAAGGCTTCAATTTCGCTGTTGGTTTTCTCTAATTCGCTTTTCAGCACATCCCCAACCTTACGGGCAGTCTGCTGTACGAAGGCTACCATGGAATCCATCCCCTCTGCCGCCTCTGCAACATCCTCTGCCATCTTTTCAACCGCCTCGACCGCCTCGCCTGTGCCATCCTCGATGCCGACAGCAACGCCGGCAGGAATCTGTTTACCGACCTCATCACGCATGACGCGGGAAGGGGAATGAATATCAAAGAACTTTTTCAGGGTTGAAGACGCGGACGAACCAAGTTTTGTAGCCGCTGCGACCACTTTATTGATTGCCCCTTTTGAAAGTAGACCATTTGCAAAACCCTTTGTACAATTTTCAGCAACACTCTCCATTTCGGATTCCGCTTTTTTCATTTCAATAAGCCCTTTATCCTTCATAGTTACAAGTGCATTTGCATATAGCACAGCATTTTCATCTACTCCGGCTTTCAACGCCTTCGGGACTTCCCTGCCCGCATCCGCATACGTCTGTACCGCATTCAAAAAATCATCCTTCGTGGACATTAAAGCATCCAATTCCGCCTGCCCGATATCATAACCTGCATCCTGTGCCATTTTCAATCTGGTTGCAAAATTTCTCGATGTGACTTCCAGTTGCTGATCCAGCTGGTCCTTTGTTTCATCTGTCACTCTTTGCTGTTGATATACATACTCATTCAGCCCGTTTTTAATTTCTTCCAGACTGTTAGACTGACTCAAAGCCAAAAGGCTGTTATATTCATCGATGTCCTGATAGGAGCTGCGCAGGATGTCGGTCTGCTCTGTATAAAGCCCCTCCATTTCCGCAAGGTCATCCTTTACCTGCTGCAAAGCAGACATGGCTTTTGTCTGTTGCCCTGTACTGCCGTTCATCAGCGCGTCTTGAAGCTCTCTCTCCTTTTCAATCAGCTCCTGTTTTTTTGTGGCAATATCATCCTCCAGAGTTATAAGGTTCTGCATTGCCTCTGCTTGGTTCTGGATTGCCGCCGTATAAGTCTCCTCTTTTGCTTTCAAAAGGGCATTGACACGCTTCTTTTCCATTAGCAAATCCAGATTATCAGCTGTCTGCACATACGCCTGTCCTTCCTTTTCCGTCAGAGAAATTGCATTCGGGATCACACTGTTGATTTGCTCCGCCAGAGCCTTTGCCCTGTTTTCGTAGCCATCCTTTACCTGTCCGTTTGCATCGCAAAGTTCCTGCAGCTGACGAATCAGGCTGTCTGTGTAATCCATTTCAGAAAGAGATTGATTGATGCTTTCCTGCGCCGTTTCCTTCATGCTCTTGCGTGCCTCTGCCTGCTGATTGATGGAATCTGTTGTTTCCTCCAGACGCTTTCGGAACTCGCGCATCCCCTCGCTTTCTTCCTCTGTCGCAGAAAGCAGAGAAACCAGCCCAATGGTCAATGCTGCCGCACCTGCAATCAGAAGTCCGAGCGGACACGCCGCCACCACAGCATTATAGGCAGTCTGTGCCGCAGTCATGAGGGCAATCTTTCCTGTTACCACGCCAACCACAAGCTCTTTTGCGCTCAGCGTAGAGGTCAGCAGTAACTCCGCATTTCGATTGACTGCCAAAGCCGCTGTATAAACACGCACTGCCTTTTCCGCCGCCTGCCAGCTTTTCACTACCGTAGAAAGACTTTGCACTGCCTTAAAGGTTCCGATTGCCGCCGCCGCTGTCAGCGTTACATTCTTAATCTCCTTTGTGTGTCTGAGCATAGCCGCAAGGGCGTTGATTGCCTTCGGCAGAGCCTTCACCGCCAGAGCGGTTGTTTCCTCCATGAAATGCCCTGTGCTTTCCGCAAGGTTATCCACACTTTCCGAGAGTTTTCCACTCCGCAGATTTCTTGCAACCTCATCCACCGATGTGATAGCGGTTTCCGCAGCCTCTTTCATAGGGGTTTCAAATTTTTCATAGACCTGTATACCAAGCCCTTCCAGACCACTGCCGAGAATCGTCATCTGCCCCTTGAGGTTGTCCATCTGCACATCTGCCATATCCTGCATGGCACCGCTGCTGCTCGCAATGGATGCAGAAAGATTATCAAACTCCGCACCACAACCCGCAAGCATTGCCTCCGCACTTTTCAAATCTACTTTATTGAAAATATTATTCAGTACATTTGTTTTTTGCTCTTGGCTCATGCTTTGCATTGCCGCGTCCAGCTTTTTGAAGGTTTCATTCAGAGGATTCAGATTCCCTTCCGCGTCAAATGCAGACACACCAAGGCTTTTCAGCGTTGCCGCCGCTTTATCTGTCGGTGCGGATAAGGATAAAATCATGTTTCTCAGAGCCGTACCGCCCTCTGCACCCTTGATACCTCGGTTCGCCAGAACACCGAGAGCCGTATTCAGCTCTACTGTGCCGCCTGCAAGGTTCTTCGCCGTACCGCCAACGGTCAGAATTGCTTCGCCAAGCTGTGCCACGCTGTAGTTCGCCTTACTGGATGCCCTTGCCATCTGGTCTCCGAACTGTGTCAGATTGTCCGCGCTCGCCTCGATGCCCAGAGCCGCCATTGCATCTGTCGCAAGGTCGGAGGCATACGCCAAATCAAGTCCGCCTGCCGCTGCCAGATTCAGCACAGAGGGCAAAACCTCTGCGGATGTGCCTGCGTCATACCCCGCCAAGGCAAGATAATTCAAAGCCTCTGCCGCCTGTGTAGCCGTAAATTTTGTGGTTGCGCCTGCGTTCTTCGCCGCCGTAGCCAGTGTTTCATAAGCCTCACTGCCGTTATGGATTTCTGAAACGCTCATCCCCATGGTTGCCGCTACTTGCGACATGGATTCCTCAAAGTCACTGCCAACCTTGATTGCCGCTATGCCAAGCCCCGACAGCGTACCCACCGCCGCCGCTGCCGCAGAAACCGCCGCTTTCATTGCAGCTTTCAAGCGGGCGGAGCTTTTTTCGGTCTTGTCTAAATCCTTTGACAGTGCATCCGAGCTGTTCCCCAGCTCCTGCATTTCCTGTTCCATACGGTTCATTTCCGTAGTTGTGCGGTTCATCTTGGTTTGCAGGTCATTCACGGTCTTAACCTGTCTATTGTAGGCATCCTGCGCCTTTCTGGCCTCCTCACTGTTCTCCCCGAATTTCTGCTTGGATTTTTCCAGCTCATCCGACAGGGTTGCAAGCCTTGCCTTTGCACGCTCGCTCTGGTTTTGCAGCAGCTTCATTTTCTCCGCCGAGGCATTGAGGGAACGCTTCAAAACATCACCCTTTGCCGTTACCGCGCCTTCACTGTTCTCCATGCCCGAAAACGCAGAAATTACGGATTTCATTTCACTGCCTAAGTTTTTTAATTGGGAATTGATTGCCGCCAAGCTCGACCGAAACGCCGCCTCGCCGTCAATGCCAATTTTTGCACCAATATCCGTTCCCATTTCGCCACCTCCTTTTTTTGCATGAAAAAAGCACCCAAATGATTTGAGTGCTTTCTGATTTCTTTGTATTTAATTTAAAAGTGTGCTTATCATTGCATCCGTCTGATACATGTCATTATCCTTGCGTGTGTATGTGTATTTTACGGCTGTGTCCGTTTCGGAATAATAAGGTACTTTACAAAGAATTGTAACCTCGCTGACATTTTTCAATTCTTTTCCTATTCTTGCCGCAAAATCTTCACTGTACATAGCCAACATTTTCTTGGTTGTGTCCTTTGAATTTTTTGTATTCCAGGTCAATTCCATCAAAATAATATAATCATTTTCCGCATCCGTTCCTAAATTTTCATTGACAAGGATATTAGAAACAGTAGCAGATTTATAATTTTCTGCACATATTGCTCTTGCACTGTTTTCTATTGTTTTCTGCTCTGTCATTGTGCTTTGCTGCGATTGATCCGTCTGCTCTCTTTCCGTTTCTTCCAGTCCATCAGCGTAGCCATTATCCATCATCATAGACATAGCAATCTTTTCAATATAATCTTGACCGCCATAATAGCACGCCGGGGCTTGCAAAACATCACTGTACCCCGCATATTCCGCATAAACACACACCTTTTCTCCTACCTTTGGAACAGCAAAATATTTTTGCAGAACTTCCTCTGTAAAACCTCCGTATTCCACGCCTAACATCATTAACAGCAAACTGGGGTCAACAATAGAAACCTCTCCGACATCCGTCTTAACGGTAAAAGAGCCGATACTCATACCTTCTTCGCCCTCCGTTACCTCACTTTCTGTTACCTCACCCTCAATCTTATACAATTCGCCTTCCAAGCCGTTTTCGCTTGCAGGCGTTGTATAAATGATTTCTGGCGGTTCACCAAAATTGGCGGTATCTACAAAGGCATCTATGTGTTCCGGATACACCTTGACCTCATTGGTTTCCTCTGTCTCTGTTTCTGCCTGTTCTGTTCCGCACCCTGCGGCAACGCCCATCATCAGGCAACCACATAATAAAACAGCCAAAAATTTTTTCATACTACCCCTCCTGTGTCATATCGTGCCATTTTTCTAAAATTTATCACATAACATGACGTATATCAAGAATATTTTCACGATTTTACACAAAATCCATCAGCCGCCAGAATTCCGCTTCCTCCTGTGCCTTGGATTTTTTCATTTTTGCGCCTTCGTTTCTAATCTGCTCCACAGCAATCAGGTCGCACAATTCGCCAAAGGGAAGGGCATAGGCTGTCTCATAGGACAGCCCGATTTTCAATCCGTACCAGATGCACCACCCGACATCTGATTCTGTCGAGTGGTCTCCGCGTTTTTTCCTTCTTCATCTTCTGTTTCAATCCTTCTTTCGCTGCCGTCTGCAATCGTTTCAAAGATTTTAGTCTGCATATCCAGAAGATCATCCATGCCACATAAATCATAAAGCGCATCATAGCTCAGAGGGGGCGGTGTGCTGATGCCTTCCATCTTGGCATATTTCGCCCCTGCATCCATCATGGCAGACAGCAACCAGAAGCTCTCATCCATTTTCTGCACCTCTGTCCCCTCCGTCAGCGCCTTCCCGATATTTTCCGCGTTCTCGTAGCGTTCCGAACAAGCACGCATCACGCGAGCGGAAAAGCACAGCAGATATTCCTTTTTGTTAATTTCAATTTTCGCCGTTCTCATACGTTTCTTCCTCCGTTTCCTCCGTCAGATTTACCGTTTCTTCTCCCCCGTCATGCTCGGCTGTCATGACGGCATTCATTGCTCCCCCGTAATACCGAGGAATTTCTTAATTGCCGCCTCTGCGTCCGCCTCGCTGTCCATAGGGGAGGAAATCATCTTCCACGGGTGTCCTGCGGCATCGCTGCGCAGAATACTACCGCTGATTTCAGGTGTCCCCCATTCGACCTTTTCGCCCTGTGTGGTGAAGGTATCGTTAGGGTTAGTCGGCTGAATCTTCGGCAATACAACCGCCTGCCACTTGGTTGCACTGTTTTTCTGGATTTTTATGATTGCGCCAAAGCCAAGGTAAGGCGTTTCCTGCTCATCATTCCAGATGTACCATTTTGCATCCTTTGTGCTGACATCCGACCCCGTCATTGCCTGCTCGATAATACCCAATACCTGCAGCATAACATCAGGCAGCAAATCATCCGTTGTCAGCGTCCATGTACCGCCTGCAAAGGTATTCGCACTCTCCGCAGGTCCATTGTCTGCATAAAGGATATTATCGTCCGCGCCCTCCAATTCAATGGAAAGCTCTACCGCCTTGCCCATCAGCGCGCCGCCGCTGTAGGACACGGCTTCTCCTGTGTTGCTGTATTTTGCAAAATAAGGTTTGCTCAAGCCAATCTTTGCCATATTTCCCTCATCCTTTCATCGTTCTTTTGATTTCCGTTTCAAATACTTTTTTCATTTCTGCCTCCGCTTTTGGCTTCGCCGTTTTCAATGCCTTTCGCACAAAGGGCGTTTTCTGAGAAAAGCTTGTACCGCTTTCCGCAATTCTGGCAATCAGCGCAAGGGGCTGTCCCTGCGGATATTTCGGCGTTTGGATATCGCTATAGCCTGTAAAGCCGACAAGCGTATCAATCCTGTCCCCCTCCGATTGGAAGGGCGCAACGCCCAGTCCCTTTGCAAGCACCGCCTTCTGCTCGTCCGTAATTCCCTTGAGGTAATGCCCTGCACTGCGGTCATTGTCGGTTGGCAATGCCTCCACAGCGGAGCGGATTTCGTCTGCGGTCACACCCGCACCCTCATAAAGTGCCTTTTTCGTGATGCCGTCCGCGCTTTGCCGTAGCTTTTCCAGCTGTGCTATGTAGCCATCCAAGCCTGTGAAAGTAAGCTTTGCCATCAGAACACCTCCCAGACCCATTCGTAATGCGTAAAGCCTGTTTTCTCCTCATACTGCACGCTGTTTAATTCCCATGCAATATATGGGGATGCGTCAAAAGCCGCCTCCAGCTCCTCCTTCCATGGGTCAAACTCCTGCTTTGTAAAAAGGTCGGTTGTGCCGGTGACGGCTTTCTCCGCATGGGTATCGTCCGCAGTCAAGTCATTCGCACCATCCTCCTGCCAAACAAAATATCGGTCGGACTTCATGGTTCTTCCGTGCCGCACCGCATCCGTCACAGCAAGGTGTGCCGCTATGATGTGTTCCTGCCAGCTCATGCCATCACCTCAAATTCCTGTTCGATTTTCGCAAGTGCCAGATCCACGCAGGGCGGATAAATCTCCATGACCTTCTGCACCGTATCAATGCGGTATTGCTTTCCTTCTAAAAGTGCCACATCCTGCGGAGAAGCCGCCCCCGCAGCAGGCACCCGAATCACGCGCACAATCTCCACCTGTGCCTGCTTGCTCTGATAAATGCGGTTAATGCCAAGTCTTTGTTCCGCAAAGCGCAGCTTTATTTTTTCTGTCAGCTTTTCCTGCGGCGCATAGCCCGCCTTTGCCGCATCGCAGACAGTGCAGATTGTCACAATCCCGTCATTGAACGCCTGCGTAATCTCATGCTTCGGTCTGTTTGGTGCTTTCCGCATACTCTCTCACCATTCTTCCGTTCTGCATATTCAAAATCAATGCCATGTAGTTGTTTTCAAATACATCCAGTGCCTCATCCCTGGCATAGCGTACAAATTCCATCATCAATGTACGGGGAAGTCCGTCCGCATCATAATCCAGAACGCTACCACCCTTTTCGTTCAGATATGCCATTGCGGCGGCAATAAAGCCACGAATCTTGTTATCGTGGCTTCATCGTCCCATGTAATATTCAGCTGGTTTTTGACATCCGCCAGAAGCTCCGCAGAAACACTCTGCCGCTGCATCAGGATTTTGTCACAGTGACGGTATAGGCTTTGGTGGTTGTGCCGTCAGCCGCCGTTACAGTAACCTTAACGGTATTTGCGCCTTCCTTCCACGTTGCCGCAGAGCCGTTGTCTGCCTCCGCATCATTTACCTGTACGCTGATTTCCGCGCCTGCATCAGAGGGTACTGCCGTAATGGTGTTGGTTGCGTTTGTGGTTGCCACTGTGTAGGTTACGGTTTCCTTCGCAAACGTAGGGGACAGGCTCAGACTGCCAATCTTCAAGTCGGACAACGTCGCATCATTGGAGGCGGTCGCCGCTTCCACCTGCTCCACCTTATAGGTCAGAGGCTTAAGGTCTGCAATATCCAGATACAGGAAGGCGTTGTTATCCATCGGGAAACCGTTTGCATACAGCTTCACCAGATAAACCCTGTTATCCTCCAGGAACTGATACTGATCGGAATAATCAATCTTCCCCTCCTTGCTCATGCCTGCCGCCGCAAAGTATTTCTTACCCAGACCCAGAACCGCCTCTCCACGGCTCAGTGCCGCAGACTGGATAATTGTCATGGGATAAGGCACAACATCATTGCGATAGGTGCCATCGGGAGCCATTACCGTTGTTGCGGGCATCACCCTCTGGAAATAATCCTGCGGATTGACAATCAGAAGGACATTCTCCACCGCTCTTGCCTTCCCATTGGGATCCGCCGCAATCAGAGAAATCAGATTGCCGACCGTTTTCACGGAAAGGTCATTTACCTTAATTTTCTCCTTTGCAGGATAAACGCCGCCTGTGACGGTAACGCCATCGCCTACCTGACGCATCATGCCAATAGGCTTTTCATGCCCATCCCCCTTGACAATGCCTGCCTCCAGACCATTCGCCAGTGCTTCATACAGAATCTGTCTAACGTAATTGTCCAGCCATTCGGGACCCAAGTCCAGCATCGCCTTGCAGACAGGCAGGAAGGCGGACAGCTTCAGCAGGGTTGCATTGACTTCCTTGAAGCCGGAAAGCAGCTCCTTCACAATCGTATCTGTCAGTGCGCCCCACTGCGCCTCCTGCCGTCCATTGGTGTTCATCAGCATCTTGATTGCGCCGCCTGTGGACAGGAATCCGATATGGGACAGCAGAGGGTGCTCCTCTCTCAAATCATCGAATACGGAATCAATCACCGTCTCGGGCATCACAACATCCAGATTTGCCAATGCCTGCTTGGGGTCTGCGGCACGCATTGCCTCGCCCAGCTTCTGGTAATACTGCTTTTCCTGAGAGGTCAGCTGACGCACGCCACGGGAGGTCAGCGCCCTGCTGTCATTCTCCTGTCTGAGCTGTTCGATTTTGTCCTCATAGTCCTGCTTAATGTCCTCGCCGATGCACGCCATCATGTCATTCATGGCGGCGGCAAAGCCCTCCTTGTCATCCTGCTGCAACGCTGTCTGCATTGCCTGTCTGATTTCTTCTCTTGTTTTTGCATCATTGTGTTTCATTTTCTATCACTCCTTTATTTTTCTGCATCAAAAAAGCCGTTCAGCATCGCCATGAGACTATTCGGCTCTTCCTTCTGTTCCGGTTTTTCTTTCGGATCACGCTCTCCTTCTCCGGTACACGGCTCTGTCAGCTGACGCAGCTGTGCCACAAGGCTTTTCTGCATTTCAATCCTCTGCTGTACATTCAGATTTGCCTTCTGCATCACGCCTGCAACCTTGGCAGGATCTGCATCCTCCTCCGCAAATCTGTCCGCCAGACCGTATCTGATGCAGTCCTCTGCGGTCAGCCATGTTTCGTCATCCATCATACGGGATAACAGTTCTTCTGTGACCTTCTCGCCCGCCTTCTGCAAATATGCCTGCTTTCCGGCATTGTTGATGATATCCAAATCATCCGCCGCCTTCCGCAGCTCTGCGGCATTGCCATAGGAGAACATCCACATATTATGAATCATCATCAGCGCATTTCGTGGCATAATGATTTCATCCCCTGCCATGGCAATCACGGAGGCAATGGAGCAGGCAAAGCCGTCGATATAGACGGTTTTCTTCGCAGGGTGCCGCTTCAGCTGGTTATAGATGGTAGTACCCTCAAATACAGAGCCGCCGTAACTGTTGATATAAAGCTTGATTTCCGCAATATCTGCGTATTTCGCCAGCTCCTCGCGGAAGGTGTTTGCACTGGTTTCACTGCGAATCACTTCATCCGTCCACCAATCGTAGCCGTCACTTTCCACATCTCCGTAAATATAGATTTCCAGTACACCGCTTTGCTGTGCCGCCTGTTTGATTTCCCACATATTTTTCCTTTCCTTCATGCTTATTCACCCCCTTTCCCATCAATGCGGTGCATCGCACCGTCCAATGTCTCAAAGTTTTTGGTAACAAAATGCTGATTTGCCCAAGGCTCATTGATTTTCGGCATTCCTGCCGCATCCAGTACGTCATTCACACAGAACGCCGCAGAACCAATCAGCTTCTCGATATTTGCCGCATTGCCGAACAAATCGAAATGCAAAATTGCGGAGGTATCAATCTGCAAATAGGTGCCATCCTTCCATTCTGAAAAGCCGTACCGTTTGCGGTTGATTTCCTCCGAAAGCTGGTCGCAAAGAGGGTCAATGCAGGTGGTCAGCCACCTTGTCATAGCATCCTTGGAATCCGCCACATCGCCGAAAATCAGCACAGGCGGAATCAGAAACCCTCTTGCCGTGAAGTCAAAAATATCATCCACCAAAGCACGAATATCTCTTGTGGAACGCTGTGTATCCGGATTTCCGCCGACATCCTCGTATTTGTACCCGTCAAATTCGGGCAAAACGCCGTTTTCGGATATCAGAAACGGCTTTACCTGATTGCTCAGCATCTCGCCAAAGACTTGGTTCCAATCCCTCTTGCCGTCCTTGCCGTCACCGATATTCCCTGCGTTTGCAATCTGGCTGACATGTACCTTCAGGTGTCTGCCGCTGCCCCACTCATAATTCTTCATTGCCGCCTGCACCAGTCTTATGTATGACTGATACAGCCCATCCAGTACAGGTCTGATGTCCTTATGGTTCAGCTTGAGATGCAGCACTTCGCTTTCCGGAAATGTCTTTTGATAGCTAACCTCGCCGACAACTACGCCCTGATATTCGTTTTCCTTCCATGGATGCTCTGCGGCTCTTGTAAAGCTGTCCGCCACCGCCAGATATTCCCGTCCGCCCGTTTTTCCGCCGCTGATAATCAGCACTTCATTCTCCTTGTAGAGCTGATAAATCAGCTTATGCAAAAAGGCGGTGCTGTTCTGGTTGGGATTCGGCTCCACGTTCCAGAGGTAATACTCCTCGCCCCTGTTTTCCTCATGCTTTCTGTAGGTCTTGAATGTGCATTTGCCGACTGCATTTGCAATCATCGCCACACAGGTATGAAATGCCAGCTCGCGAATACGGTATTCCTCCAACGCCTGCTGTAATTCCAGAGAGGAAATCTCTGCCGTGCCGCCAAGCCCCAGTTTGGATAAAATCCATCGTTTGATACTGATTCCCATTTTCTCACCCCCTTTAAAATACAAAAGCACCCATTGTCGGAATTTGTACAGGTGCGCCATCGCCAAGAACGGATTCTATTGTCATTGCCGCTACAAATGCCATGAAGGCATCATTCTTGCGGCTTTTTGCTTCGATTTTCGCATAGATAAAGTTGCCCGTATCTATGCCCGATTTTATCTTTGTGCCCGATTTTACCCGCTTTGTGTTATTCACGCCCCACCGCAGATGGGGAACATTGCCCCAGTGCAGATATTGTCTGTTAAAGCACTCCTGAATCACAGGCTCAATCTGCATAATGTCGGACGGGCGTACCAGCTTGATATTTTTCTGCTCATCACTGAAGCCAATCTTCCGCAGGCTTTCCGCAACCAGCGCATAGCGGTGATGGTCGAGCGCAAGCATTTTGACATTGTACCTCCGCATACTGTCCCAGATGTAATTCGCCAGTAAATCGGGATGAATCCCGACATCATCCACAACCGTAACCTCTCCGCGCTCCGCCCATTCCTTCCAAGGTGCTTTCACACGGTGCAGTGTTTTTGACCTTGCGCAAATCCATGCGTGATTGATGTCGAACCTGTCCGCACCTCTGCGGAAATGCAAATCCACCGCCGCCCAGTCGTCCAGCTCCGCATAGTCCACGCCTGCAACACAGCTCCACCCCGTCATATCAGGCAAAGGCTTATTTGTTGCCGCTACGTTTTCATATCCCATACCGTGAATCTCCTTGGCACCAGAACGGAGGCCCGTGCCGTTAGTAAGGAAATCCCCGTTCTGCTCCGGATGCTCCAGCCACTCCCTGTATTCATCCTCCACCTCTGCATAAAGCTCCGGAAGATACGGCAGGGACGGGTTTGCCATCTGCCAGTTTTCCGGATGATGCACCTGCTCCTTCCGGTTCAGGCAGCAGATGAAGGGCAGGAAACCGTTGTCCTCCTCACCCTCAAAAAGAATCCTGCGACCTCTCGCTAAATAATCATCCAAAGGACCGTCGGAAATATCGCCGTTTGAGGTAAAATAGCCACGCCTTGGCTGTGCCACCTTGCCTTGTCCTGTGGTAAAAACCTTGATGTTGTCATAGTTTTCATACTGATGCACCTCGTTGAAGATAACCTTGCCGCTGCGCAGACCATCTCGCCCCTTGGGGTTGTTGGTATGCCCCTTCATGACACCCTTGTTTTTCCGCCCCTGAATGACCTCTTTGGTGTGATAATAGTGTCTGCTCAGCTTCTTTTCCCATTTCGGGTTCTCCAGAACATCCACCAAGTCCAACTGCGGTCGCTTCGCTTGGTCCTCATTGTTGGCGCAGACATCCACGTCGTAATATTTTACAGGGTTGTAGGGGCTGATGCTGCACGCACCGTCAAAGGCAATAAAGCCATCCTTCCCTGCGCCACGCCCCACCATGGCAAACACAATTTTCCATCTGGGGCGGTTGTTGGATTTCCAATAGGTGCAGTCCCAAAGGGCAATCAGAAACTCCTCCCACGGGAACAGCTTTTCAAAACTGAAATACTTCGCCAAGCCCAAATATTTCTCCAGCTGCTCTGTATCCACATAAATTTCCTCTGTCTCAAAGCATTTTCGCACATGGGCGGCAAGGGCTTTCTGCTCCTCGCAGGCAATGCCGTTTTCGACAAGCTCAATGTATTCCAAAATATGAGGATTTAACTCACAGCTCATCATCCTCACCGCCTGCCGCAGCCTTCGCCTTAACAGCCTGATCTTTAAATCCGAGTGCCGCCCAGATGGAAAGCATCTGACTGGAAACTCTCGTTGCAATGGTCAGAGATTTGTTATCCGTGGTGCCCTTCTGGTTCTCGCCGTTCTGGTATTCAATGAATACACCGCGTACCGAAATATCATCATTCAGCATTTGCAACCAGCACCAAAGGCGCATGTATTCGTCCACTTTATCCTTGTATGGCTCCGAAATCAGACCCCTGCTTTCCAAATCATCCTCAAGCTCTTTTTTCAGTGCCTTATATTGTTTTGTTTTTTTATAATCCTTCTTTCCTGCCATCCTTTTTCACCTCTTTTTCGCCATCTACCACACCCTCATGCGCGTATTTTCAATTTTTCTGAATTGTCGCAAGTACAACCCGACCGAGCCAAAATGCCAAAAACCCGTTTTTTTCGAGGGGGGGTATCATATTTTTCAAATCAATCCCACCTCTCCTCGGTGATTGGCTTCACAGTCTTTCCGTATCGGTATCGCACCGTCCGCTCCGGATGCAAGTCCTCATGGCACTGCCTGCATACACTGACAAGCTGCCGCTCCTCTCCATCCCAGATAGATAACGCAAGGTCGGGTCTGTCCTTCAGATGCTTGACATGATGCACAATGTCCGCCCTGCGATACCTGCCCTTTCGCTTGCATATCTGACATTCATGGTTGTCCATCCGAAGAACCTCCGCCCGCAGCTGCTCCCAATCCTTCCAGTGATAGAAGGAATCTACGTTGTCAGCAGAAATCTTCTCCTGTAATTTCAAAAGCTGTTCTCCCGTCATCCGCATCATCCTTCCACAAATAAAAAATCCCGATAAGCATTGTAGCTATCAGGATTTCTTTTGATTTATTTTGATATTTCTATTGACATTTACTCTTTTTCGTGTTATTATATAAACAGAAAGGAGGTAGTGCAAAATGAAAAAAGACAAAGACTTTAAGCTAAAAATTGTCGAACTTGTAATCCAAGCAGTTATTGCCCTAGCCGCTCTGATTACAGCCATCAAATCTTAGCAAGTTCGGGGAGTAACCCTCCCCTCACTTCTTAGATAAAGTCAATGTCTCATGTTTATTATAACCAATCGAAAGGAGAATGACAATGAAAAATAAGATCTCTGTTTTCTCGCTCCTATTCTTTTTTATCTATGCGGTACGCACAGGCTGGACACCGATTTTTAAAATCCTTGTAATTTTAAATTCTGCCCTTGTGCTTTTACAGACAGCTTTACAATACAAGGAGGTTCTGCATAATGCCAGAAAATGAGTATATCTCTGTTACCCAATTCGCCCAGAAATTCGGTAAGGATGTCGGCAATGTCCGCAAGCTGATTAAGGATGGTCGCATCCCTGCAATCAAAATCGGGAATCAGTGGGCAATCCCTGCCGATGCTGAACCTCCTGCCGATAAACGTGTGAAGTCCGGCGAATACCGCAACTGGAGAAAGAAAAAGGATTCTTCCGAGAAGGACCGCTGATGCGGTCTTTTTCTCTTTTCTCCATGCTATCATAATAACACAAAAGTACGTCCCTTTTGTTACCCTTTTTTCTTCGAGAGAAGATAAAAGAATTTTCTCCTTGCCTCGTAAAATTTTCTGCGTCCGACAGGTATACCTAAGTACTCCAAAGGTACGCCGTCCGCTACATTACTGAGGATGTATGTATATATCTCCGCATCCGCTTCGATTGCCGTCTGCTCAATCATCTCTAAGTCCCGCTGCAACTCTGCCCTTCTGATTGCTGTGCTCGCGGTCTTATCCGAAAGCTTGCCGCTACCACCACCGCTGAGCGGAGGTGAACCGACTTCCGTAATCGACCGCAGGAGCGATTGCTTTTCTCTGTATTGACGGCAGAAATATTTTAATTCTCTGTAGCGATTGCCGGAGATATTATATCCGTCAAGCTTTAAATCTCTGTCCTTCATTGCATCCCCTCATTCCCGTAATCTTTATTTCTTCAATATTCTTTCCCGCTTGTTCTAAAACATCTGCAAACTCACCATAACTTTTAGCCCTCCTCGGTTAGTTTTCCTGCGGTCATTTAGTGCTATTTTTAACTCCAGTTACCCCCTTTTTCTTTAGGTGGATTTTTCGATTTTCGTCAAAACCTCAAAAAGCATTGATTTTTCGGGAAATATTCCCTATCAAAAAATGCCAAACCCATGCCAAACTGCCAATACCCGTTTTGGCACTCCAAAAACCGCAATTTTCCAAGAAAAACACAGGTCATTGGGATGTAAAAAAGAAAGAATTTAGTTACACTTCTTCTCTCTTTTTACTCTGGCAGCTACCGGTTTTCTTTCGATAAAAGTTGCTGTAATTTCTCCGAAATTTACCACGACTTAATACCCTTCGCCTCGTTCACACTTAGCCCAACAATCCCTGCACTTTCCCTGCTGTCTGTTGCACGAAAATGTCCTTTCGGATGCTGTGGATACATGAATTCAAACATGGCATAGTTCGCCAGATCGCACAAATATTCTGTGTTTCCGGTCTCTTTATATTTGTCCAAACACTTCTCCAGAGTTGGAATTGCCTGCACAAATCCTTTCCCGAAATTATCTGCTACAGAGCCGTATTTGTGAAAGCTTACCCTTACTCTGTTCTTCCGCAACTCGTCAAATTTCTCGCTGTATTCCTTGTTAAAATCCATTATCTTTCCTCCTTCTCTCCAGTGCCGCTTCCGCTTCTTCTCTTGTGAAATACAGGTTCTCATAGTCATACGATTCCCATTCGTCAGCATACTTGATAGACTGCGTCGATACATCCTGCACCTTCCATTCGTTGATATAGAAATGGTGGTTTGGTACGGTTTCTTCGAGGATTTCATACACCGTATCTCCAACCCTGCAAGGCAGCACCAACAGCCGCCCCTGTTCTTCCAAGTCCCTGTAGCGTTTCAGTTCTTCCAGCCAGTCAGCTTCCTGTCCAAATCCCTCCGCAGTTCTTCTGAACACTCCAAAATCATCCTCCGACAGATGTTTCCGGAGCCGTTTTTCTGCCGCTCTTAACTGCTTAATCTTTTCTTCAAGCGTCACATTCATCACTCCAATCAATCGCCTGTCCGCAATTAGGACAGAACTTATAATCGTCATAATCTACCTCGTATCTGGTTCTGCAGCAGGGGCATAACCACTCGTCAAATACGATCTCTCCATCCTCGTCATACCCATCACCTTCAAAGTCCGGTTGCTTTGGCACATACTGTTCCAGTGCAGAAATTGCTATACCAATGGCTCCATAATGTCTCTTAAGTTCTTCCAATGATTCCCATGATGGGTTCAATGGACTTCCGGTCTCCATAAAACGATGTTTCAAATATTCCAGAGCTTCTTTTCTTGTCATGCTTATCCCTCCTTAAAACGGCAAATCATCATCTTCAACGCTTTCATCAATCGGATAGAACCCCTCCTGCTCCGCCAGTCCCATCTGCTTTGCAGGCTTATTGGGTGCCGTTGCGGGTCTGCTCTGTTCCGCCACAGGCTTATTCTCCGCATCCCTCTTACTGCCCGTAAAATAGCAATTCTCTACAACAACCGTTGTTGTCCAATGCCTTTCGCCGTCCTTCTCCCAGCTTCTGACATTCAGCCGCCCTTCAACAGCGAACATGGCACCTTTTTTCATAAATTTTTCTGCAAACTCCGCCATGGCTCCCCATGCAATGCAGGAGATAAAATCTGTATCTGCCTGTCCATTCTTTTTGAACCGCCGATTGACTGCTAATGTATATGTGGCGTACTGCTTAGAATCCTCTGAACGCGTCCAATCCATTTTCGGGTCACTCGTCAGCCGCCCCATCAAAATCACTTTGTTCATATCTGCCGCCCCCTTCTCTTGTAATGGCTTACCGCTGCGCTCTTTCGCTTATCCGCTTCATGCAGTATGCTTATCCTTCTGAATCTCTCCAGCTTCTCCGCTTGCCGCTTCCCGTCCCATGCTTTGTATTTCTCGCACGTCCCATGGCAACCGACAGTCCTCTCTTAGCATCCGCAACAGGGGCAGTCCCTTCCGCTTGTGCTATATGTAATGCCTTTGCCCATTCTTAGCCCTCCAAACTAATCTCATACCTTAATTTCATCTGCGCTGGATATAGATCAACCTCCGGTTTTCTTTTTCCCGTCCAGCGCAATCCGCCTGCCTGTCCGATACACTTCCATCCGGCAGCACGCAGGCTTGTTCCATTTTCCGTTTCCAGAATGTATGTAATAACCCGTTTATAGCCCATAGCCCTTGCCGCTCTCCACGCCGCTGCATAGAGCATGGAGCAGGCATTATGAGTCCCATCCGTACAAAGTCGGTTGACCTCTAAGGTCCATCCGTCATCAAGGAAACGTGATACAGGTCTACCCACAATCGCAACTCCTACGATTTTGCTTGTTTCAACATCCGCTACGGCAATGCTGAATTTATGCCCAATGACCTTGCCATGGTGCCTATGATTACGCTTAACAAATTCGTTTGCCTCCGCAAGCGTTATCGGTACTATGTCTAATGCCACGCTCACACCTCCTACAGTAAATAAAACCCACCTGTATCCGCAGGCATCTGCGGTTTTCCTTCTGGTTCATCCCCCAGATAGTTCCTCCCAACGATTGCCATAAATTCTTCTCTGCTGTGTGTCTCCTCAAATTTTCTCTGGCAATCCCGTTTCAGCCGTAAATCAATCTTATGCCCATCCCTTCCATGGACACCCGACGTTCCTCTGTGCCATTCCGGCTTGAGCCACACCCAGAATCCATGCTTATCTGATATCTGCCGCATCCCTGCGCCGAAATAAATATGGTGCCGCTCCAACGGTCCGGTTTCTGTGTCTGTAAAATAGCAGCGTTTACTTTTTCCCTGCAAAATGGAATAACTATGACTGCCTGTTCTTGCTCCCTGCATCTGTTTCCGCTCCTCCCTCATATTCTCCGTAGTCCATGCCGCCCCGACGGACAGCCTTCATATACCGCACCCAACCGATTTCTGCAAAATAGTCCTCGGTCTGCACAATCACATCAAATCCCTTCGGTGGTCTTAGTGATACCTTTCTTTTGGTTTCCTTGATAACCTCCAGCTTTACTTCGGGCTTCTTCAGATTCCTGCTGGTGCTCCAACGCTTTGCGCCCTTTTCGATATTCTCCTTGGATATGTAGCTTGCAAGGCGGTTGTCCTTCTGGTTCTTATACAGCTTTTTTATCAGAACTGTACCCTTGCCCCAGACATCTTCTAATATCTCTGCCGCCTCCTTCATGCTCAGGCCTTCAAATCTATTCATCACGACATGATGATGCACACGATTCTTTTTGCCCTGCGTTTCAACCACTGCAATATATTTCAATTTGGAAAATCCATTTTTATTCCGATATCGGTTCAGCCTGTCTCTGAAATTGCCGAATTCTTTTTTCGCCTGTTCCACCGTTACCTCTGCCGCATAGGTCAGCAGAACGAAATAATCATCCCCATTGAAATTGGCATTGATGCTGCGTGTCAGTTTCTTTCTGGCGATTTGCAGATTTCTTTTTGCCTGTTCCTCGGATGTCAGGTTTTCGCTCCGACCTCTTTCGTATTTTTTTCCGATTGTCCGAGGGCAGTAAAATTCCTCCACCTCATACACATCCCCCGACCGAATCTTCTTCCTGTACTTTGGCATTCCCATTCCTCCTTTATATAAATAAGAGCGTGCCCATTCAGTTAATTGCTTTATGGACAGTCTAAAGAGACCGCCGTCTCTTGAAAAAACAGTCTCGGGAATACCGTAAAACCCTTGATAAATCAAGGATTCTGTGTTATATTAGATATAGATATGTACGGTCTCCCAAGACCTTCCCGTCTGCGTCAACAGGCGGGCTTTTTTTATGTGTTATCGTGTTTCTTCCTTATATACTGATTCTGCTTCTTCCTCATAAGAGGATGCGCAGTCACACTGCTCCCCATGATCCAGATGTGCGCCGCAGTCCGTGCAGACCTCATACTTTCCTTTGTTCCTTCTATCCGTCATACCGCTCACTCCTTATAAATTGTCCTGTACGCTTTGGCAAAGCGATTGCAGAGCCTTTCTCAGCTTATCCGCTTCTTCCTTGCCTTCGGATTCCTCTACGCCATCGATGCAGGTCAGCATTTTGTTGATTTCTCCCTGCACTGCTTCAAAATGCACCTTAAAAACTGTAATGCCGGAGGAGCCTGCCGCTTTTAGCTTCTTTTCGGTGTCCGTCTTTACCTGTGCCAATTCCTCCTTGGCTTTCAGCATCGCTTCCTCCGCTTCCTTCTGTGCGGCTTCATGCGCTTCAATGGCTGCCTGTGCCTCCTTTGCCTCTTTCTTTGCTTTCTCTGCATCCTTCTTGGCTTTATCCAGCTTCTTCTGCATGGCTTCTTCTGCCTTCTGATTGGCGGTGTTTTCCGCTTCCCTGCGGATTCTCTCCAGTTCGGATTCATCCGGAAGGGCGGTCTGCTCTGCCTGCATCCGCAGCTCATCCATTTCACTCTCCATGGCGGCAATCTTTTCCTCCGCTTCCTTCTGCGCTGCTTCCGCTGCCTCCTTCTGGCTGAGCAGTGCTTCCAGTTTATCCTCTGTCTCCTTATAGGCGGCATCCACAGCGTTATCCTTTTCTGTCTGGAACAGATCCAACTGCGACTGCAATTTCTCTTTTTCCGCGCGTTCCGCTTCCAGCTCCTTCAGCAGACGCTCCATTTCCTTTGTTGTCATATCTGCAACCGTTTTTTCTTCCCCGTCAATCTCGTGCGCCTCGCCGACAAATTCTTCCCGTTCCTCTGCCGGCAGGGAAAGCAGGAGCAGTGCCTTTGTTGCGCTGTTCCCCATGTCCGCAATCAGCTGCGGATTTCTGTATTCCTTGGCAATCCGCATGAAATTCTGTGCGGTACGTTCCGAGAACTCCACCTCATTCTGCAACCATGCACCCCATGCGCCATGCGGCAGTGTCAGCTTCGCCTCATGCAGACGCTTCCCAATCTCGATAATGGCGTTTCCTGCCTGTAATTTATAAAAATTGATTTCCTGTGTAATGACCTCAATCGGTCTTGTGATTTCGTTCATGCTGCTGCCTCCTTAGCCTTCTTTTTTCCGCCTTTTTTCACGACTTTTTCCATCCACATATCCACAAAGTTCTTCACATCCGGGTTTCTGTCATAGGATGCGTTATGCTCTGTGCGGCATTGGATCACCCTTTTCTTCTGCAATTCCAATGTATAAAATGGCTTGTCCGGTTCGTTTGCTTTTCGCAGGAAAAAGATCGCAGTCTTTTCTTCTGCCATATCCCTGATATAGCCGCCGACACAATGATGCAGGGCTTTTCCCTCTGCCGTCAGCTCCATCTGTTCTCTCGCAGGGCGAATGAGGAAACCTCCCTTCTGCCATGCGAATTTTTCCAGTTTGTTGACAGCCTTCTGGAATTTCTCCTGATCGGCTTTATTCTTTTCAAATGCAATCTGTTTCATGGTGCGGTCATGTGCCGCTACTAAATCCTTCGGAAAGAGAATCTCTCTGTCATGTAAATCAAAATGCAACTGCTCGCATTCACGCAGATAATCCCGATAGGCTCGTATGATTCCTTCCAGTGTATAAGTTGTGTGTCCTTTTTCTTCCTTTCGTTTCTCTGTCTGCTTTTGGATGTATTTCAGAATCTTTCCGATTCCGGCATACGGCATTGCTCCGGTCAGATTCTGCACATCCGTTCTTGATTGCAGAGCCATCCGCATTTCGGCATCTGTGATTCTCTCGCCGTAATTCTTCCAAAGGTAATTCGCCCGCTGCACATCATCCAGCTTCCATTCCTCCGGCGGCATCAGCTTTAAAATCCGCAGCGGAAATTTAAAGCATTCTTTCAGCTTTTTCCGTTCCCAGAGGATGGCATTTCGGTTTTCCCTGTCCATGCCAAAAATCCTGTTATGTACAATATTCCGATAGCCCGCTTTCCAGAGAAACTCAATCACGGGGTATTTTGCGTGGTACTCCAGAAAATAGATTGGATTTCTGTTGTGTCCCCTTTCTTCCAGATACCCCTCCAGGTCGGCATACTGCATTGCCGTTCCGCTCAGGGCTTCTTCTGTCCCACCGGTATAGAAGAAATAGCTGCCGTCATAAATACGGTTGTCTTGCCATCTGGTCCATTCGTCCAGCTCGTACCGCTCTGTACGCATATAGTAGTTGTCCTTCCCCTGCTTTTGCCATTTGGCTGTTTTATTCCCTCTGATGGCATATCTCACGGTTTCCTGTAGGAAATCCTCTATATGCTCCCATCTTGCCAAGTTATCCCGATGCAAGAGCCATTGCCGGAAGAACACCGTTTCTCCATCCGTTCCCTTCTGCGCCACAACGATATTTTCAATGTAATTTGATGCGAACGCAGAGCCATTCTCCAGAACACAGGAAACCCTTGCGCCGCAGTTCGGACAGTTAACCCTTGTACTCTGCGTAAATCGTCTGCCTATTGCATGGACTTTCCTGCCGCAAACAGAACAGGTGCCTTGGACATTTCCTTTTTTATAAATGATTACTCTGTCCTCCGGCAAAACCTCCCGACGTATGTAATCAATCATCCCTTCCGGTAAGGCTTCGGGGCAAAGCCGATAGTCCTCATCCATCAGTTCACCCCGTTCCTCCATTGACCGTTTCTTCATTTTCTGCCTTGTTTGCTCTACCCATTTGCAGAGATTGTCCAGCTGATGGTTTCCCGTTTTTTCTGCTTTCAGAAACCGCCGCAGGGCTTCTTCCTCTCTGGGGGAAATCATGGCGTATTCCCCTGTGAACCTCCGGAAGGAATCCAGAACCTTCTGCTGTACCTTTCCTTCGTGCGTGATGCCCTTTACCTCTCCGCTTTTCTTTCCGCAGACGATACGGAAGGAAGGCGTTTCTCGTTTGTACGAAACACAGGCGGTGTTTTCAAGAAAATCGACCACAAGCATTCTCTCTCCGTCCACCACAGGCTCCTTTACCGTAACTCTCCACCGCTCCATGCTTTCCCTACGGAATGGGGCAAACGGCATAGCTTGTATCTTTTTCAGATTCATGCCCTCGCCTCCTTACAGGAAATCTTCCAGACTGACGCAAACGCCTTTTTTGGGTTCTTCCGCAGGTGCCTGCGGATTTGCCGTTAAGCCGAAATATTCTCTTGCCCAGCCGTATACCACAGCATCCTCAATCACAGCGCAATTCCCTGTCTTTTGTTTGGATGCTTTATTTTGGATGCCGCCCAATGCCTTTGCAAGCGTCTTTTCCTCCTTCAGCACCTTTTCCGCTGCCGCTTCGGATGTAATGTTGTCAATGATATGCTCACCAACCAATGCCAGATACCTGTTACTCGGCTCCTTCTGAATCTCTGTATTTATCTTCTTGATTGCATCCTCGATTTTTCCCATTGTCAAAACCTCCAAGTTATTTCTTCGTTTTTTCAAAAATAACATCAAATCTCATGTGTGTAACACGCATAATCGCGCACACAGTCTCATATCTCAAATCGCTTTTTCCTTTTAAAAATTTGTATATCGTGGTCGGTGATACAGCCACCAACCAGGCAAATTCCGAAACGGATTCACAGTTTTCGTTTATCCACTTTTCCAGATTGGGATATACGCCCCATCCCGGGTTTTTCATTATTTTTCAATTCCTTTCGATTTGTGATAAAATGGTTTTAGATGGCTTCTCGAAGCAGCATCCCCGGTCAAAGGGGGTGATTACCATGTTCTTCTTCTTTTTCTTTTGGGAGTTTCCTAACATTCTTTCCGAGCGTCTGACACACGCTATGGAAAAAATGAATATGGATGTCAGCACGCTTGCTCTTCTGGCAAACATTTCTCCTATTACCGTTCAGCGTTGGTTAAACGGAACTTATCAGCCGCGGCATGTGAATCTCCCAAAACTCATTTGCGCGCTCCAAGTTCCGGCTGACTATCTTTGTATAGAATAGCCATAGTCTTCTATGTTGCATTTTTTATTTCATTATCTCGGGGATGCTGCTTCGAGAAGCCATATTTTCATTGCATAAATCCTGCTTTTCTGCTACTATGTAATTGATTGTTTATCTTTTCCCCCGAGGCGTGCCACCGCCAAAGGGGATATTTTATTTTTCCTTGAAGCACTTTTCGTATGTCATGCCTGTCTCCTTCAGGATCAGGTCAATGACATATTTCGTTGTTCCTCTCCCGCCCTTCATCAATGTGATTACCGTTTTATGTGCTACCCCGATTCTTCCGGCAAAGTCACTGATAGATTTACAGTTCCTCCATATCCATGTTTCCAGATTCGGGTAAATGCTCCATCCTGCGTCCTTCATTCCTTCACCTGCTTTCTGCGAAATTCATCTTTAAAGAAGAAATACTCCGTCAGGATATTCACTCCCAGACACACGCCAAGAGCCGCCATAATGTACATATCTCCGAAGTAATACAGAATTGCCCCGATGACCGTCAGATCCGCTACGATTGCCGCTACGGCATAGCACACAAACCGTAACGCCCAGCGAATCGGTTTCCGCAAGCGTCTGCGTTTTTTCATACTCTCACCCTTTCATAGCTTGTCCTTCTCATGGGGCAAAGCCCCTCTTATGTATTTGCCGCTTCCTTTGCCGCCGCTTCCTCTCTTTTCTTTATGGCAATCATCTTTGCTTGATAAATCGCCTCTCTTACCTGCTCGCTGATGCGCGCCTCCTCCTCCGGTGTATGCTCACAATAAGTAATGGTTACATTGTATTTTTTTGGCGCTCTTCTCGGCATAAAACCACCTCCTGTTAAACTCTATGTATTGCCGATTTTGTCCTATTCGTTGTTATCCTTCTTCTTTGCTCTGTGCGCCGCTTCCAAAGCCGCTGATACCGCATACAAAGTAATTATCATTGCCACCAGCCCCACCACGCCTGCAAGGATCAGCAGGGCGAGAGCGGCAAGTAAATCTGCCATTACATCCCCTCCCTTCTTTCTTCACCTTTCCTTGACATTTTTCTCCATTTTCCTTATGCTGAAAGGAAAAGGAGTTGATTTTATGTATAAAATTGCTACTTGGTTCACCGAATGTCCATATTTCAACCTGATTGCCGGTATTTGCAGTATCGTCAGTACAATCGCAATCATAAATTTTATATACTTCAGAAAAGCAAAGCCCGTTACCTCAGCTAAAGTTGCTTCAGAAATTGTAGACATCCTTTTTGAAATGGCAGAAAAAAACACTAATTTCTGGTTACCTTTTGGTAAAGACGATTTAGATAAATTCTCTGATCTGGAAGGGCAAAAAATAGATTATTCTCATTCTTTTTTCATCATAATAAATCATTCTGTGCATCTTCCAGCTTTTGCCCTTATAAAAACCAGCAAAGACTTACGTCTATACGGTTGCTTAGATATGATAAAATCATCCTATCGGCTACTTACAACCAGTTCTGACACTCCTGCTTTAGAAAAACTCTTAGCTTCGGCTTCCGCTGTTCAAGATTTGTCTAATGATGAATTTTCAAAACAAATCATTTCTAAGCTTAAGAGTATCTAAAATTTTTTCTTTTTTGTAATTGCCGCTTTGTTCAAAAGCTACCCGTAAGGCAATTACTGTGTCTAAACTGCTTTTTCTGACACACCATGCCAGCACAAACCAGATCAAAAATGTTACCGCCTGCAGCAGTTCTTCTAATAACGGAACTGCTTTTTCTTTTTCTGTCATAGAAACACCTCCCTTAACTTGCGTCCTTATCCTTTTGCTGTTTCCTTTCGGCTCGCTTTCGTTTTATCGTTTAACAGATTAGACGATTAAGACGAAAAAATTTCGCTCACTCGACATCCTAACGCATTAGCAATTTTCAGCAATGTTTCCGTTGTAGTTACAACTTCTTCTCCAGATTCAAGTCTGGAAATAATTGCTCTGGAAACACCTGCTTTTTCAGAAAGAGCTTCCTGTGTCATTTTTTTCTTTTCTCTCATCATTTTGATTTTGTACTGCAATGCAATCACCTCTCTTTCGTTTAATCGATTTGACAGTTGTAGTCTAACATATTAGACGATTGGTGTCAACCCTTTTTGTTTAATTTATTTGACAGATTTTATTTTGTGTTGTATAATACACTAAACAGAAAGGATTGGTCATTATGACATTAGGCGATCTTATTAAAAAATATAGGGAAGATAATAAGCTGAGCATGTCCGAATTTGCAGCAAAATCGGGGCTTAGTAAGGCTTATATTTCTTTATTAGAAAAAAATAAAAATCCAAAAACAGGAAAAGAAATTACGCCATCTGTTGATATTATCAAAAAGGTTTCAGATGCAATCGGGATAGATTTTGACGAAGTCTTTTCTTCCATCGATAGCACCACCAAGATAATTGTAAACTCAACGGAAAAACAAAAGGCTGAAATTCATCCATCCGGCAGCAACCCCCTCCCCGAAGGTGCCATCCCCTACGTTCCCGAACCAATGGTAAACGTCCCTCTGGTCGGCTCTGTGAACTGTGGCACGCCGCTATTCGCCGAGGACAACATTGAAGGCTACATCCCCACCCCCGAATCTGACCTCCAGACGGGCGAAACCTACTTCTGGCTCAGAGCCAAGGGGGACAGCATGATAAACGCAGGCATCCATCATGGCGATTTGCTCCTTATCCGCCAACAGACTGATGTGGATAATGGAGATATTGCCGTTGTCGCCGTCAATGGTGACGAGGCTACCCTGAAAAGAGTAAAAAAACAGGAAAATGCGCTGATTCTCCAACCCGAAAACCCTGCCTGTGAACCAAAAATCTTTGTTGGCAAGGATATGGAAAATATACATATCCGAGGTAGGCTGATGCAGCTTAGGAAGGAATTCTAAATAAAAAAATCCTCCTTCCCGCGCCAACAGGAAAGAAAAAACCACTTTAAATAAAATTCCGGAGGTTTCCATGGAAAAACTATACTCCCTCATCGCCGCTCTGGGCGAGAAATACAACGCAGAAAAAATCCTTCTCTTCGGCTCTCGCGCCAGAGGAGACAACCACGAGCGCAGCGACATTGACCTCGCTATCTACGGTATGCCGGAGGAAAACCAAGCACACTTCTGGTATGATATTGATGACCTGCCAACCCTGCTGAAGTGCGACCTTGTCCATGTGACAGCCTATACCAATGCAGAGCTGATAAAGAATATTGAAAAGGATGGTGTTGTGCTTTATGAAAAAGATTGAAAATTATCTGAAAGCTGTACAGCGGTTGGATGAAGCAAATATAGAATACCGCAAGCATCCCGATAACGATGTCATTCGTGACGGTCTGATTCAGCGGTTCGAGTTTACATTTGAGCTGGCATGGAAAGCCTCCAAGGAATACCTCATTGACCAAGGCTTTTCCAATGACCTGCATTTTCCCAAACAGGTGCTGCGTGCCGCCTATGAAAACCACATGATTGATGATGAGGCAGTCTGGCTGAAAATGCTCAGCTCCAGAAACAGCAGCTCGCATATCTATGATGACCGCGTTGCCGCTGCCATCGCAAAGGATATTGCTACATCCTTCCTGCCGGTGCTGAAAAAATTATCTGATTACTATAAAGAAATTTAAATAAAAAATCCCCTCTCCCTGTTGGCGCAGAGAAAGAGGATTCATAAAGCGGTCGCATGATACAACCACTCCCAGCAAAAGTATTGTATCATAAGACCGCTTTCTTTGCTATACATTTTTATAGACAGAAGGAGGTCTTTTTTATGATTGCAATTTATGCACGGCAATCCGTCGAAAAAAAGGACAGCATCAGCATCGAATCTCAGATTGAGTATGCCAAGCGTGAGGTTTTCTCGGAGGATTTCAAAATCTATCAGGACAGCGGCTATTCCGGCAAGAACACGAACCGCCCTGCCTTCCATGAAATGATGGCGGATGTGCAAAGCGGCAAAATTGAAAAGGTGGTTGTCTACCGCTTAGACCGTATCAGCCGTTCCATTCTGGATTTTGCGGATTTCATCAATATTCTGGAATCGAACCGCATTTCCTTCGTTTCCGCCACAGAAAAATTCGATACCTCTACCCCTATGGGGCGTGCCATGCTGTATATCATCGTGGTATTCGCCCAGCTGGAACGGGAAACCATTGCGGAGCGTGTGCGGGATAATTACTATGCCCGTGTGAAAAAGGGTGCCTGGGGCGGCGGCCCTGCTGCCTTCGGGTTCGATCTTGTGAAAACCACGATTGACGGGAAGAAGGCAACCATCTGTCAGCCAAACGAGCAGATTTCCGTTGTACAGCGTATCTTTGAGCTGTACGCCCTGCCCTATTCCAGCCTTGCGGATGTGCAGCGGCAGCTCATACAGGATGGCTCCGTTTCCTCCGGCGGTGTGAATTTCGATAATGCCAAACTGTCCTCTATCCTGAAAAACCCGACTTATGTCCGTGCGGATACCGCTGTTTATAATTTTTACAAAGCCAAGGGGGCAATTCTGGCAAATCCACCGGAGGATTTCGACGGCGTACATGGCTGTATTCTGGTCGGCAAGCGGGATGCCAACGAGCGAAAATACAAGGATGTTTCCAATCATCTGCTTGCCATGGGGCACCATGAGGGCATTGTGGATAGCACAGCCTTCCTCTTTTGTCAGCAAAAGCTGTCTCGCAATAGGCAAATCAAAAATACATATAAGGGCAAGCACTCGTGGCTGACAGGCTTGGTAAAATGCGCTCACTGCGGCTATGCCTTTACCATCCGTTTCAGCAAAACAAAGGATGGACAGGTGCCGTATTTCTGCTGTTCGGGGAAATATCTGCATAAGGCCTGTACCGCAAAGCAAACCCATCGAGTACGGGAGATTGAGGCAGAGGTGCAGGCAAGCTTGATTCAACATGCCGCCTCCTATAACCTCATTCATCGGCAAAATACAGATGCCGCTGCAAAGGAATTTCAAAGCAGGATTTCCGAAATTGATGCCAAAATCGAAAATCTGATTCTCTCTCTGGAAAGCGTCAGCCACGTTTCCGCACAGTATATCAACCAAAGGATTGAAGCCCTGCATCACGAAAAGCAGCTGCTCCTGCACCGCTACAACGAAACCATTTCCGAATATAATATCAATGAGGTTACACCCTTTTCCGCTACCGATTGGGAACAGATGGATATTGAACAGAAACGGCAGCTTGCACGCTCTCTCATTCGCACTGTTTATCTCTCTGAGGATGGGCTTTCCGTTAGCTTTAATATTAAAAACGGCGGTCACAAACCTTGATTTTTCAAGGGTTCTGACTGCCTTTCTTTTTGTTGTGGGTGTATCCACATCCCACTGAATGGTATAATACCCATTCTGCTCCGCTGTTTCAATCACATGGTTATCATACTCCCCAAAGGGCGGGCGAAACAGTTCCATCTCCACTCCCGAAAGCTTCTTCACATTTTCATGACACTTCTGCAATTCCTTCGCAATTTCCTCTGAGTCAATCCGACTCATGTGAGCATGTGTAGCGGAATGGTTGCCCAAATTGGGCGCT